TTTTTTCTTTACGCTACAATAAAACTAAATTACCTTTTGGATCGTGGCAGCTACTATAACAGCAACATTATCAAGTGCTACTGCAAATAGCTATGTCACATTGGCAGAAGCTAATACTTATTTTGAAACAGTACCAGACTCAAGCACTTGGACTAATAAAACTGATGATCAAAAGAATAGAGCATTGATTGCAGCTACAAGATGGATTGACAGTTTAGTTTTTTATGGAGACAGATGTGATAATGGTCAGGCACTAAAATTTCCAAGAAATAACTATGAAGTAGATGATGTTGAATTAAATTGTAGTCTTATTCCAAATAATATTAAGTATGCACAGTATGAATTAGCAAGAGCTTTGGCAAATGATACAGAGGCCATGACGGGAAATACAGGAACAGCAGGAAATTTTGAAGAAGTTAAATTAGGAGATATACAGGTTAAATACAATACTGATAGTCAAGGTACTGGTTCTGTAAATAATATTATGGATGTTTACCCGTGGTTACAAAGTTATCTCGGAGCATATATGCTAGGTGGAGCTGGTAGTTTTCAGATGAGGGTAGTTAGAGGATAATGGCAGGGCAATTAGACTCATTATTAAAAAGCGTAGCTAAGCAGGTAGTAGCCGATTTAGGTAGTTCTTTAGATGCAACGATTAACTATGTAAAAAAAGGTAGATCAAGTTATAACATTGATACCTCTGAGCAAATTACTATTGATACTACTTATTTAAATTTAAAAGTACCTATTGAGTTTATTAAATCTGAAGATGACGAAGGGAAAGAGATTAGACAGGCAAAGCTATATATCACTCCCGATTTAATTGGTAATAATCAAGTTGATTTTGATGATGAGATACAACTTACATATGGGGGAGAAACAAGAACAGCACAAATTTATGATATAGATACGAGAAGAGGTGGACAGGTTTATTTGTTTACAGTATTGGTGCGATTCTGATGGCTAAAGATTTTTTAAAAAGTGATCCGATGAAAGATTTAGAGAGTCAATTAAATGCTGATTTTAATAAACTTGTACGAAAAGTACATCGAAGTTTATCTACAAAGAAGAGAAGTCCTGTTTATACTGGATTTTTTGCATCTAGTTGGAAAGCACAAACTATGGGCGTAAAAGCGAAGGATGATGTATATAAATTTCAACCCTGGGCTAATTTAGCAAGAGAAGGTAAAAAGAAAAAACCTAAACCTAAAATTCAACCAAGATTTAAAGTTGATAAGACATTTAATTATAAACGACCAGTTTTTATTGGAAATAGAGCTAAATATGCAGCCTACGCTTTGGAAGGTGGTAAAGTTCAATATTTTATACAGGGAGAGCTTGGAAAACTTATAAAAGAAACAATGAAAGAAGGTAAACTATTTATAGCATCAAGACAAACAAGAGGTTTATCTGATGAGGGGACAGGTGGACAGGCTTACACTGAGTTTTAATTATGACTTTAGTAAAAACAAGAGCAGCATTTGAAAAAGCAGTTACAGATGCAGTGATAGACGCAGATCCTACCGTTGCAATGGTTTATGACAACGTTACTTTTACAACTTCGGGTAAGACTAAAAAATATGTAATGATGATGGTGAATTACACTCAATCAACACTACAAAATCAAGGTGCTTCTTCTGATTACTATTCAGGTGTAATTCAATGCAATATTTATGTTCCAAAGAGTAAAGGCACTAAAGATTTGTCTGCTATAGCTGAAAGTGTAATTAATGGACTAACTTCGGTAAATGCTTCTACTTATGTTGATAGTTTTAGTGTAAAGCCAAGAGTACAGGACATAAATGGCCCTACAATGCTTGAAATTGAAGATAGAAGTCATTTTGTTGGTGTAATATCTTGCCAATTCTCAGCTAATGCCTAGTATAATAAAGTAGCAGTACTTATTTTATGACTAGAGCAATCGAACTTTTAAAGAATAGTTTTGGTGTAAGCCAGCTATATCAACATGATGTAATTAAAGACGGCAATATTATTTTCAGTGTCTATTGGCATCCACTTACTATTTCTGAAAGAGAATCAATAAGTAAAAAATCAAATACTGATGACACTAATGATTTTGCTTTGATGTTAATGATTGAAAAAGCATTAGATAAAGATGGTAACAAACTTTTTCAAGATGGTGATAAAGCATCTCTTAGAAGAGAAGTTGAAGCAAATATTCTACAGGAGATACAATTAGCCATGATAAACGCTGGTGCTGATAAGGAGGTTAAAGAGGCTAAAGCCGATTTAAAAAGCTAATAAAGAATGGAAATTTATTTTTTCATTAGCAAAAGAATTAAAAAAAACTGTAGCTGAATTATGTGAAACTTTAACGGTTGAAGAGATGATAGGTTGGGCTGCTTATGCAGAGATTGAATACGAAGAATATGAGAAACAAAAAGAACAAGCACAAAGAAATAGTGCTTTAAAAGGTAAAAGAAGGTAATATAGAGAAAATGTTTTTAATTTTTATTAAACAGTGGCTAATTATGATGTCTCAATAAAAATAGCCATTGCAGGTGCAAAACAATTAGATAAAGTCAACAAACAAACCGATAAGTTAAAAGCATCAATAAATGCAGTAAATAAAACAGCAGAATTAAGTGGCAAAAAACCTGTAAGAAATTTTAAAAATTTATCAAAGGCAGTTACAGACGCTAGAGATGCTTTAGATGAAGCAGCCATTGGAACGAAAGAATTTAATAAGGCTATAAAAAATGTTGTGAAAGTTGAGGATAAATTTAATAGACAACAAAAAATAAAAGAAAGAGCATTAAAAGTAGAAGAATTAAGGTTAAAAGAAGGTATAACTTTAAAAGAAGCAAAGATTAGAGTAACACAAGAAGAAATAGAACTTGAAAATAAATTAGCTATTGCAAAAGAAAAAAGTGCTACAGCAGAAAAACGAAGAGCTATAACACGGGGAATTACATCAGGCATTGGTAGTGGAATTATTGGTGGTGGCTTTCCCTTGCTATTTGGACAAGGACCGACAGCAGCACTTGGCGGTGCATTAGGTGGTTTAGCTGGAGGAGCAATGTCAGCAATACCAGGAATGGGACAGTTTGGTTTTGCTTTATCTATTGCAGGTACTACTATTGGTAGTTCTTTAGAACAATTAACAAAGGCATTAACTAAACCTACAGAAAATATCGAAACTCTTGTTAATAGGTTGGGATTAGTGGGAACTGAAACAGGAGATTTGGCACTTGAGTTAAAAAGACTTGGTTTAGAATCATCTGCTGCTGAATTATTGTTAAAAGAATTTGAAAGAGAATTTGGGTTAACTGCGGATCAAATAGAAGAAAATGCAGAAAAAATGAGTGATTTTAATAACGAAATCAACAAGTTAGGAACGTCTTTGACTTTATTGTTATCAGATGTCCTTGGCCCGTTAATTAAACAATTAAATGATTTTATTAAAGGACAAAAGCCAGAAGGCACAGTAAGAAACATTACAGGAGCGTTAGATTTTTTTACTGTTAATACTTTTGACCTTGATAAAAGAGGTGGTATTTTAGATGAATTACCTCCTCTTCCTGGTGACACAAAAGGACTTCAACGTACACGAGCATTAAGTAATATTCCTACTGTTGAAGGTAATGCAGTTATTGGAGGAGTAAAATTAAATCCTAATTTCGATCAACAATCATTTAATCCTAATCAAGATGCGATTGACTTAAAGAATAGAGCTATTGCAATTAAAGAAATAGAACCATTAAAACAAGCGTTAAAAATTGAACAGGCAAGATTAAAAGTAAGTGATGAACAATTAGATTTGATGCAACAAGAATTTGCTTTATCTAATTTAGAAAATGAATTAAAACTTGAAGAATCTCTACGTACCGATGAAGTTAATGACAAATTAGAATTAAAAATAAAAAAATTAAAACTAGCAAGAGACACTCAAGCACAAGTGGTTGAAAATACAAAGGCTTTAATAGACCCCTTTAAACAGCTATCCGACATAATTCAGATAGAAATGGGTAATGGTATAAAAGACCTTATAAAAGGAACAGAAACATTAAATGATGTAATGAGAAATATGTTAAATAAAATGGCTGATGCGTTTTTAAATTTAGGTATTTTTGGAAATATAGGAGGTGGATCTATAACAGGTGGTTTACTCGGAGCAATATTTAAAGCAGATGGTGGTCCTGTTAAAGCTGGTGGAAGTTATATTGTTGGAGAACGTGGCCCTGAATTATTTACACCTAGAGCTTCTGGAATGATTACACCAAATCATGCCCTTGGTGGTTCTACAAATGTGGTCGTAAACGTAGATGCTTCTGGCTCTTCTGTTGAAGGAGATGAAGATAGAGGCAGAGAACTAGGTCGCATGATTTCAGTTGCGGTACAATCTGAAATATTACAACAGAAAAGACCAGGAGGATTACTTGCATAATGGCTACCTTTCCTTCAATTACTCCAACATACGGGCAGCAAAAAAGATCAGCACCTAATACTAGAACAGTTCGTTTTGCTGATGGTTATGAACATAGAATATTGTTTGGTTTAGCTCAACATCAAAACCCAAAAATATTTAATTTTACTTTTAATGTTTCAGAGACAGATGCAGATACGATAGAAACATTTTTAGATGCGAGAGCAAATGATAGTGATAGCTTTGATTTCACTCCACCAGGAGAAGCTAGTTCATCTAAATTTGTATGTGAAGCATGGTCTAAATCAATTCCTTATCTAAACAGAGCAACAATACAGGCAACATTTAGAGAGGTATTTGAACCATGAGTACTGCTCCTGTATTTAGTGAAGTTCAAAAAATAAATCCTTCTGCAATAATAGAATTATTTGTTCTTCAGTTAGTTACAAGTTTACATGGAACAAGTTCTGGTTTACCCTCTTCTAATAATGAAAATAATATTTACCGATTTCACGCAGGATCAAATCTTAATGCAAATGGTGAAATAGTTTGGGCTGGTAAATCTTATATGAGATTTCCTATAACAGCAGAAGGTTTTGCTTTTCAACGTGGTCAGTTACCAAGACCAAAACTTATAGTTAGTAATGCTTTAGGAACAATGTCGGCAATATTGGAATCTGTAAATTTAGTGACTGCTGGTAATGATTTAACTGGTGCTACTGTTACAAGAATAAGAACAATGGCAAGATTTATTGATGCTGCAAACTTTAGTGGTGGTAGTAATCCATTAGGAACACCAGATCCTACAGCAGAGTTTAAACGTGAGATATATACAATAGATAGAAAAGCTACAGAAAACAGAGAAATTGTAGAGTTTGAATTAGCAGCAGTATTTGATCTTGCTGGTATAAGAGCACCCAAAAGACAATGCACAAGATCACTATTTCCTAGCATTGGTACGTTTACGCAATGAGTTGGAGAGATGACGCATTGGTTCATGCGAAAGACCAAGATCCAAAAGAAGCTGTAGGACTTTTACTAAATATCAGAGGAAAACAAAAATATTATCCCTGTCAAAATTTATCAATAACAAGTCATCAGGAGTTTATTTTAAATCCAGAAGATTATGTAAAGGCAGATAACTTAGGAGAAATTATTGCTGTTGTTCATAGTCATCCATCAACACCTCCAGAACCAAGTCAGGCAGATAAAGTTAGTTGTGAACGAAGTAAACTACCTTGGTATATCGTTAATCCTAAAACGGAAAAATGGGGAGAATGTATCCCAAATGGTTACGTTCCAGATATTTTAGGTAGGCAGTGGGTTTGGGGTGTCACTGACTGTTGGAGTTTGGTGGTGGATTGGTATAAAAAAGAGAAGGGTATTGTTTTAAAAGATTATGAAAGAAATATGACTCCCGAAGAGTTTTTGAAAGATCCATTATTTGAAAGTTATGCGTGGCGTACAGGTTTTAGAGAACTTAGATCAGATGAAAATTTAGAAGTTGGAGATGTTTTATTAATGTCCATATTGCACCCAACTTTAAATCATGTAGCTATTTTCTTGGGAGATATGGTTTTACACCATTTAGCAGATAGACTATCTTGTAGAGAGCCTTACTCTGAATGGTTGTTAAAATGTACTGGTAAGAGGTATCGCTATGCTCAGAAAAGTTAAATTCTATGGGGAACTAGCTGACTTTATAGGTCATAAGGAATTAGAAGCTGTAATAAATTCTACTGCTGATGCTGTAAGTTTTTTAATACATAACTTCCCAAAATTGGAAGCACACATGGCTAATAGGTATTATCAAGTACTTGTTGGAGATTATGATATTGATGAGACTGAGATACATGATCCCATAGGACAATCGGATATAAGTATTGTTCCTGTCATTACTGGTGCTGGCGGTAGAGGTCTAGGAAAAATATTATTAGGTGCTGCCTTAATAGGTGCTGCATTTTTTGTTCCAGCTAGTTTAGGTGGTGGATTATCATTAAAAGCTGGTATAGGAACAGGTTTCGGATTTGCACAAGCAGGTGTTCTAGCTAAAAGTATGGCTTATATTGGTTCTTCTTTACTATTAACTGGAGTATCTGAAATGTTATTTCCTCTACCTGAACCAAAAGATTTTAGTAATGAAGAAGATCCAAGAATATCATTTAATTTTTCTGGTGTTCAAAATACATCAAGGGCTGGTACTTCACATCCAATAGTTTATGGTGAGATAGTAACAGGATCAGTTGTAATTTCTGCTGGTATTGACACTAATCAGGTAACAGCATGACAGATAAAATTATTAGAGGTTCTGGTGGTCCTCCTCCCACTCCACCATCCCCAACAAGAGCACCTGATACTTTAAACAGTAGACAGTTTGCATCAATACAGGATTTGTTATCTGAAGGAGAGATCGAAGGTTTTGCAACCCCATCAAAAGCAGGTCTAACAAAAGGAACTACAGCTTATAACAACGCAGCACTGAAAGATATATTTTTAAACGACACTCCTATTCTTAACGCTAGTGCAAGTAATACATCACCTGGAACGGCAGACTTTAATTTTCAAAATGTAAGTTTTGCGTTTAAGGAAGGTATAGCAAACCAAACTCATATTCCTGGAATTGAAAGTAGTGAATCAACCACTGGTGTTGGTGTTACTGTTACAACTTCTGCTCCTGTAACTCGTCAGATAACCAATACTAATGTTGATGCTGCGAAGGTAACAATTACATTTCCTCAACTTCAAAAGGCAACAGATCAAAACGATTTATTAGGATCTTCTGTTGATTTAAAAATACAGGTTCAATATAACAGTGGTGGTTTTAATGATATTATTTCTGACACGATTACAGGTAGAAGTGCTGATGCGTACCAAAAAGAGTATCGTGTAAATATAACTGGTGCATTTCCTGTTGATATAAGAGTTGTAAGGGTAACAGCAGATAGTACATCCGATAATCTAAAAGATGAGTTTGCTTTTACAAGCATCGCAGAAATTATTGATGATAAACAAACTTATCCAAATAGTGCATATACAAATTTAAGACTAGATTCTGAACAGTTTAGTTCTATACCAAAAAGAGCCTTTCGTATTCGCGGTGTGAAGGTAAAAATACCAGCACCAAATGGTGGTTTGACGCCTACAATTGACCCACAAACTGGCAGAGTAATATATCCAGCAAACTATGTGTTTAATGGTGTTATGGGTTCAGCCCAATGGTGTTCATGTCCTGCTTTAATTTTGCTTGACCTTCTCACAACTGAAAGATATGGCTTTGGAACGCATATAACAGACAGTTCGCTTGATTTATATAGTTTTGTCGCAGCAAGTAGATATGCAAATGAACAAGTTAATGATAGTAGAGGAGGCTTGGAGGCTAGATTTAGTTGCAATGTAAATATACAGGGTACAACAGAAGCCTATACCTTAATTAATGAGTTAGCTGGTGTTATGAGGGCTTTCCCTATATGGCAGACAGGTTCAATAACTCTTACCCAAGACAAACCAACAGATCCAAGTTATTTATTTAGTTTGGCAAACGTAGGTGAAGGTGGCTTTTCATATTCTGGTAGCAGTTTAAAGCAAAGACATACAGTTATTTCTGTTAGTTATTTCAATATGGATAGCAGGGAAATAGATTATGAAGTTGTAGAAGATACTGCTGCTCAAGCAAAACTCGGAATAGTAAAGAAGGATGTAAAAGCATTTGCCTGTACATCAAGAGGTCAGGCATTTAGATTAGGTAAAGCAATATTATTCAGTGAGCAACAGGAATCTGAAGTTGTCAGTTTTACTACTTCGATTGATGCAGGAGCTATTGTCAGACCTGGCAGTGTAATTAGAATTAACGACCCAGTGAGAAGCGGAGTCAGAAGATCAGGCAGACTAAAATCCATAAATACTGCTAAAACTCAAATAACTGTTGATAATGCTCAGGACTTAAGTGATTTTATGGGTAGTGGTACTGACCACAAATGTAGCGTTATGTTACCCAATGGAACTTTAGAAACAAGAGATGTTTCATCGAGTTCTGGAATTGTAGGTTCTGTTATACATTTAGATTCAGCACTATCACAAACACCTAATGTAAATACTGTATGGTTGTTACACAAATCCACTTCATTTCATCAAACTTTTAGAGTAATAACAGTTGAAGAGCAAGATGGTATAAATTATGCGATTACAGCGTTAACTTATTTGTCAGGAAAATATGCCAACATCGAGCAAGGTACAGACTTACCTGATCGTAATATATCCCTGTTAAATCAACCTAGAAATCCACCTGGTAATTTACAGGCATCTGAAAGAATTGTTGTTATAAATGCTTTGGCTATTTCTAAAATAATATTGTCTTGGGTTCCTGTTACTGGAGTTACTCAATATTTAGTTCAATATAGATTCAATAATACAAACTGGATTAGTGAAATTGTATTCAGACCTGATTTTGAAATTATCAATTCACAAAAAGGTGCATATGAATTTAGGGTTTTTTCTTATAATGCTGCTCTAAAAATTTCTGCCACATCTACAGATTTAACATTTAATGCTGTTGGTAAAACAACTCCTCCTGCTCCTGTTCAAAATTTATCAATAGAACCCGTAACTAATAAGTTAGTAAGATTAAGATGGAATAGATCAACTGATGCTGATGTTATACATGGTGGTCGTGTTTATGTAAGACATAGCAATTTGACTGATGGTTCTGGTACATTTCAAAATTCTGTAGATTTAATTACTGCCTTAAGTGGTAATTCAACAGATGCAATAGTTCCTTTTTTAGAGGGTGAATATATTCTCAAATATGAAGATGATAACGGTAATTTCAGTACATCTGAAACAAGTATAATTGTTGATCTTCCAGATTTAATAGATACACAGACAATTCTTACTCAAAGGGAAGATTTATTAAGTACACCTTTCAGTGGAACAACGACCAATACAACTTTCAATAGTACTGCTGAAGCGTTGCAGCTTACAAATCCAGCTAATAATGCAACAGGTGAGTATGAGTTTGCTTCTATCGTTGACCTTGGAGCTGTGTTTTCTCTTGAGTTAAAAAGAAAATTACAAGTTGTAGGTTTCAACATTGGTACGGATATTGAAACACTAATACCCGGACTGCCTGGAATAGAATGGGATGATTATGCAACTGATAATAATTTTGATGGTGCAGCAGCAGACGAAGCCAGTTGTCAGATACAGGTCGCAGCATCACAGACAGCATCAGGTAGTTTTGGTGCTTTTAACAATTTTGCAAATGGTACATTTAAAGGTCGTAGATTTAAATTCAAGTTAATACTTACAACTACTAATACTGCACAAAATATAAATGTTCAACAAGCAGGATTTATTGCACAATTTCAATCAAGAACAGAACAGAACTATCAGACAGGCAGTGGAACATCTACCGCACCACAAAGTTCTGCC